TCTTTAAGTATAACGTGTACACTTAGGTTTATTATAAAAGATTATTTTCTAAAATTTTTTAAAAATCTCCGGCCTATAATAAACCAAGCAAAACTAAAAAAAAATATTTCACCCTCGGTATCCATTTATACTATATCATGGTAAAATAATATCATCACCATCTCTATACGAGTCAAAACTATCAAACGCATCTTTAAACGTTCGTAAACTACTTATCGGTTTCACGCGACTTCTTAAATCACAAGATGCAATCATTTCATAGACAACACTCCCATCGACGATCTCTTCTTCGACAAGTATCTCTTTCAAGTGTTCAAGTTTAACACGGTATGTATTAAGGAGTTCTTTTACTTCCGTATAACAATTTTCAACTATATCGTGTATTTCTATATCGATATGATTTGCCGTCACGGGGGATATAAGATCGGGGTTAATGTTCATTTTACCTATAGTTTCACTCATACCGTACGTAGTCACCATTTCACGTGCAATGTTAAACGTTTGTTGAAAATCACTGGATGCACCCGTAGTAACGTGTTCTCGTCCATAAACAATCTCTTCGGCTGCGTGACCACCGAGTGCGACCTTAATTTGTGATAAGAGATAATCTTTCGTATACATACCTATATCATCCGTAGATGGTTGAAAATATGTAACACCACCCGCGTCACCTCTTGGTAATATACTCACTTTACGAACTTCATCGTATTCACGCATGAGTACACCAATAATAGCATGTCCCGCTTCGTGGTATGCAACTCGTGCTTTGCGCGCTCCAGAAACGGAACGGTTTCCTTTAGCACCGACAACTATTCTTTGGTACACGTCTTCGACAATATCCGGTGTTATCATCCCAGATTTTCCATCGCGGACAGCTCGTATCGCACATTCGTTCATAACATTTGCAAGATCGGCGCCGGAAAACCCCGTCGTTTGTTTTGCAAGATCACGAAGACTTACGTCGACGCTTAACATTTTATCTTTGGCGTGTACTTTGAGTATCTCTTCACGTCCGTGTACATCGGGTAAAGAAACTTGTATTTTACGATCGAATCTACCGGGTCGTAATAACGCATCGTCGAGTATATCGATACGGTTTGTTGCACCAATAACAACAATTTGAGAAGTGTTATCAAACCCATCCATCTCGGTCAAGAGTTGATTAATTGTTTGTTCGCGTTCGTCATTCGATGCAAACCCATTCATACTCCTTTTCTTACCAATCGCATCAATTTCATCTATAAAAATAATACATGGTTCGTTTTCTCGGGCTATTTCAAACACTTCTCTGACCCTTTTTGCACCAACACCAACGAACATTTCAACAAACGATGATCCTGAACACTGAATAAAAGGAACGGACGATTCACCCGCTATTGCGCGTGCTAAAAGCGTTTTACCCGTACCTGGTTTACCCGTTAATAACGCACCTTTTGGTATTTTAGCACCAGTACCAAAATATTTTTCAGGTTGTTTAAGAAAATCAACTATCTCTTCGAGTTCATCCTTAGCACTATCTATACCCTGGACATCCTCAAAACGCGTTGTTATTTGACTTTCCACGTCAATGTCATTTTTCATCATGGAAAATGCACTTTGGCCACCTCCACTAAACATTCTAAAAATTGCAAAGAAACCTATAGTAATGAACATGAATGATACAAAATCGTTAAAAGTTCCACCGATTGGTGTTCTAACTAAATCAAAATCAATTTGACTCTCAGACATGGTTTTCCAAAAATCTTCCGAGGGTGTATAATACGACGTACCCACGGTTCCATTCTTTTCTTCGAAGTATACGATATCACTTTGAGGATTTATTTCCGCTTTAACGATTTCGTTTTTCTTAACACCTTTAATAAAATCACTATACATTCGATGTTCATATTCAGGTTTCTTTTCTATTTTTATAGGTGGGGAACTAAACAATTTTGATACGGTTGATATGGTCCCCATTATACTTAATTGTAAGAATATAATTACAATAACAGGATGTTTATCTATAAATTTTTGTAATTTTTTACGTTTTTTTCTTAAACGTTTACGGAACTGTTTCCAGTTCATCTTATAGTATATTTCTAAATTAAACACGTGTATATCTCGCAAAACTCTCTTTTTCACCTGTATAATATAGCTTATACGATTCAATAATACTTGGTACTTTATATTTATCGGGCATACATGCTGGTATTCTCGTTAGTCCGTGTTTAAAGTCGTGTATTGGGTAATACGCCGTTTCACTCTCACGAAGTTCGAAATGTGAAGGTTTGTTTTTATATAACCAAAGTATATGTTTAGAACACGCGTGTACTTTACCAAACCGTTTAGTATATTCGAGTGCGAGTGACATTCCAATTTCACCCGCAAAATTATAATTGTTTATGTTTGAAGATATCCATAGCGTTGTTGGATGTTTTTTGTGTGCGGCTTTATACCCTCGGCGTGCCCCATTTACCGTATAGGGTGCATTTGATTCCACGTATTCCGTTTGATCGGAGTAAAACCATGCGGTATACATCATTTGACATATTTCGAGTAGAATCTTGATTACGTGTTGATCACAATACATATAAGCAAGCTCTTCGGGGTTCATAGATAAAAAGAAAATATTCATTTTGTAAATTGTTTTTTATTAAAAATTGTGTAACTTAAGTTTTATTCATCTCCTCCATCTGAAATGTATTCTTCTTCTACATTTTCGTCCTCATCCTCGTCTTGTTCTATATCAAGACCATCATCTTCTCCGGGTACATCTTCATCGGGTACATCTTCGTCTTCTTTCATGTTTTCTATTTCCTTTTCCTTTTCAATCGCCCTTTCCTTCTTTTTCTTTCTATTCAACGAACTCGCGGAAGGTGTATCAAACAATTTTTTTAATTTTTTCCATTTTACTTCAATCAGTTTTTGTCTTTTTTTATATTTATCGTTCATTGAATCTATAAATTCTTTAGAGTACCCAATCTTTTTTAAAGTTGACGATAATATTTTAATAGGTGGTGGTTTAGACTTTGAATAATACATTTCATTCAAATGTGTCATTTCGTATAAAAGTTTAACACGGACTTTACCATTCTTCAAAACGTTCAGTTTCACACTTATTGTATCCAAATATTCAATGTGATTTTCTTTGTATACGTTTATCTTTTCTGGTGTAGGTATTTGTTCAACGTATGGTTTTTTAAATGCAATACCCATTTCTTTACAGTTTTTTTCCAAACTTTCCAAATAATCTTTTTTATTTTGAACGTAAAAAGGTTGTCGATCGGGTCCAGGTTTATATTTAGCATTAACAATATCATAAACGAGAGAACCAGGTAAAAGTTGTTTCTGTAGTGGTTTAATTACTTGATTAACTTTTTCATGGCTAAAACAACCGGGTGTTTTTATTTTTTGAAATGTGTCGGGGGATTGAGTAGTCATTTTAACTTACTTTATACTTCTATTTTATTACAACTTAGGTCTAATTCACACTCTAAAATGTGGTGGGCTTGAAAATTCTGGAGCGACTCAAATGGGCCCCATAATTCGATAACTTTACGGTTTTTATCATACCACATGTACGATAACTCGAGGTAACGTGTTAACCAATAAAACTTTTTACCGTTCTTGCCGATAAACTTGAAAATATCATCCTCGTTATAACATGAAACGTCAAACTGACTGTAATGAGCACTTGGTGGTTTGTATGGAGCCATGGTCTTTTTGGTTTGTCTTACTCTTATTAAGCGTCTCTTGTTTAAGCCTTATATGTTTTTGTGTATAGAGTCCTTTTTTAGCTTTCTTGTCGTTCTTAGTGACACGAGTCTTAAAGGGATCTTTCATACATTACTTTTTATTTTTTTTATTAGAAGACTTAGGTGTTAAAAAAAGTCCTCTTTGTAACTTTGCAAGGGATTTAATAAAGTTGGGAGATAAAGTTACTTTAGCTTTTTTCTTCACTGTCTTGTTATTTGACATTTTAGGTGTTGTGGACGATCCACACGAATTTGCAGGTCTCGGTTGTTTTGGCATTTATATAGCCTGTTATTTTTTTATTAAACTGAGTGTATCAAATCATTTTTCCACATATCAATATAATTCGTATTTTCCAATACCTCGAGTTCTTTCATCGTTTTTAATGTATCATCCTTGAGACTTTCTACAGCTTCATGAGTGTACTGATATGTTTTAATGTTTAATAAGTAATCGTACGAATTCTCTATTTTATCGAAAATTGTACTCATTTCACTTTCCAGTTCGGATCTTTTCCTCTTAAAAACTTTCAATTTTTCATGTATAACCATTTCAACAAATTTATACGTATTTTTTAATTTTTTTACTTTCTCTTTCAATGTAGTTACTAAGTGTATTTTTCTTTTCTTATACGTTTTAGTTCGTATATCAACGAAATCCAATAAAATATCTTCCGGTGTTTCGTATTTATGTATACCTTTCGTTGGGTGGAATAAATGCATATTAGACGTATGAAATGATTTTTGTAATTTGAAATCTTTTATAATATCGTCACCGGTATAACCCGTAATAACAAAATCAATATCATCTGTTGTACTGTTATTCACGTAGCTTGTAATTTTCTTCTTTTCCACAAGTGTATCGAGGTATTCTTTATAATCTTGTGTCCATCTACATGGAGGTAATTCTGTAATTTTAATAGTATCTCCGTAACGTTTCCAAATACCTTCGGTAACCCAAATAGTATTATCGTTACTAAAAACAGTTCCTTTGAAATTATTAAACCAAGGTTTCATAGGAATGACGTTTTCACCACTTATAACACGTTTTATGTTTGTGCGTATATCAGCCGGGTTAAATGGTGGTATATACGAGCTAAAACCCGTACCTATACCTTCCGTACCGTTTACTAAAACAGTTGGTAAAATAGGAACATAATATTCGGGTTCGATCTGTTTACCATCGTCGTCCATATATTTTAAAACGGGGTCGTCTCTTGGATCAAATATCTTTCTTGCAATTTTTGTAAGTTTTGTAAATATATACCTCGTTTGACTCGCATCTTTACCACCCATCAGTCTTGTACCAAACTGACCACATGGTTCGAGTAAATTAATATTATTCGACCCAACAAAATCGTGTGCCAATTTTACAATCGTATCCGCCAAAGACACTTCACCGTGATGGTACGATGTTTTCTCCGATACATAGGCTGCTAATTGAGCGACCTTCATTTCAGATGTGAGGTTTTTAGAAAAACATGCGTATATAACTTTTCTTTGTGATGGTTTTAAACCATCCGATACGTGTGCAATAGATCTTTTCAGGTCTGCGAGACTGAAATTAACGAGATCTTTATGAATAAAATCGGTTATACCGAGACGTTGAATGTTTCCATAAGGTACCTAGAGTTCCGATACATCTTTTTCTGTACTCTCAAGTAGCCATTTTTTACGTAAATCAGATTTTGATTTATCGAATGCGAGAATGATAGATTCATTCATTTGTGTATCTGTATCAAATTGAACAGTGAGATCTTTTATTTTTTTAAAGTATTCGCGTGCTTCTGCAGATGTAGATGTACCAAGGCCTTTGTAATACTTTATTTTCCATGCATTTTTTCCGTTTCCATACCATTGCCTAAAAGTGGAATCTGTGTAAAATGATTTCGTTTCCGAACCCTTGGTGGCTTTGATAATCGGTGTAACCATACTCACGACGAACTTTAAATCAAGTAAACTCGGCCAAAAATAGTGAATCATGTTAAGTATGAGACCCTTGATATGACTTCCGTCGTTATCGGCATCTGTCATGATCATGAGTTTACCGTAACGAAGTTCCGAAAGGGATGTATATACTTTACCTTGTTGAAGACCCAAAATCTTTTTAAGATCATTAAATTCCTTGTTTTCGGTAAGCTGTTTTACACTCGCATCCCTTACATTTTTACATTTACCACGTAAAGGGAAAACGCCATAATGATCACGACCAACAATGGAAAGACCAGCGATTGCAAGTGTTTTTGCGGAATCACCTTCAGTAACAATCAGTGTACACTTACCAGATTGTACGGTACCGGCCTTATTTGCGTCGTCGAGTTTTGGTATACCCGTTATTTTTGATTTACGAACCCCATCTGTTTTTTTTAATTCTTTCATTTCTCGGAACTTTGATAACGCCAATAACTCCGATTGAATGTTCGTTTTCAAAATATTCTTAATGAGCGATTTCGGTGGTTCAAACTTACTCCCAAAATCCTGTAGTTTTAAGGTACATTCGGATTTAACTTGACTACTAAAACTTGGATTAACAAGTGTAGCCTTTACAAAAACGAAAAAGGCATTTTTAACCTGTTGTGGTCTCAGTTTTATCTTCTTCGCCATATCCTCGATAACACCGTTTGCGAGTATATTTGAAACATGATCTACATGAGATCCTCCTTTTGTTGTACAAATACCATTTACGAAAGATACTTGTTCGAAACCATCATCTGATGGCGCAATACATACCGACCATCTATCACTTACAAATGTACACATTTCATCAGATTTGGTATACATTTTTGCATACGAATTGAATGTACATTTCGGTAAAGGTTCGTTTTGAAACTTTACTTTACAGTTTGGTGATGTGCATATATTTGCATCAAAAACTCGTTTTTCAAATATTTTGTATATAGAATCGTCCATTTTCGTCATCCCGAATCTTTTCCAATCTGGAATAAACGATACAGATACGCTCGACGACGTACCAGAATACTTTTTTATTTTGGGTGGGACACATTTTTTCATATTATCCGACCATTCTTGTGTATATACACACTTATTTTCACCGTCTTTTATCTTAACTGAAAACTTAGATGAATATACATTCGTAAGTTTTGCACCGTACCCATTACGTCCACCGACGAGGCGTTTTTGTGTATCGTCGTAATTTGTACTCGTGAGTAAATGACCAAATGTTAGTTCAGGAGTCCATAATCCTTCTTTTTCGTGCATTTTAACGGCTATACCACCAAGTGGTCCGTTATTTTCAATACTTATTTCACCGCTCAATTTATCAATAGAAACGCTTAACGCGGTTACGCTTTTAGGATACATAGAATTACGATCGATAGCATTTACTAAAATTTCATCGAATATTTTTAAAAGTGCGGGTGAATAGACAGCCGTTTTCTTCTCAAATACACCATTTTCGTGAATCCAGTAGGGTTCGGCAACACGTGATACGGGTCCAACGTATGAATCCGGTCGTTTTAGTATATGTTCAACGTGTGTAAGTTTTTGTATACTTTCACCCATTATTGTCTATTTTATTATACATAATCTATTTACTTAAGTTAGTTTCGTCTTCAATAATATAAATACGGTAAGTTCGTAATTAGATTATTGGTGTGTTTATTTTTTATTTTTCTTAGGTGACGGTGATGTTAAATATTTATAAAAATTTTTAAATGATTGTTTAATAGGTGATTCTAATTTAACAGGCTTAATTTTTTGCTTGGCCATTTGTCTCTTCACTGGTGTATTTCTAACTGTTTTAACAGTGGCAACAAATTCAGTAGTTTTTTTAGTTGACATTTCTATAATACCCTGATATTTTACTTACCGGCGCACATTGCACAATATTCTTCCTTTTCTGGAACGATTCTAGGTCTTGTATACATGTAAATGGCAACGGCAATAATTGAAGCGAATATTATTCTTTGTGAATTCATTTTATTATTAATCAATATTATAATTCATCTACGAGACTAACTTCCGACCCGGAATCGTAATCGTCTTCATCACTCGGTAAAACATATTCTGTATCAGACAGATCTATCATTTCGTATAAGCCGGTTTTCGTCATTTCGTATAAGCCAGTTTGTTCCAAATCTTTTGTATCATAAAATCCAGAAACGCTATCCTTAGGTATACACTCTAACTCCTGATCAAAATCCCATAAACCATCGCCGACGTGTTCAAGTACAGCAACTTGAAATTCAGTGTCCATATCTTTTATAATTTTTCCTATACATATCATACCATCTTCAAATTCGATGTCAATGATCTGGTTTTCCATTTTATAAACACAAGTTTTAATTCTTAAAGTATATTAAATGAATAACATACTAAGAGATCGGGTTATAAGTGAAAAAGATGCAGTTATGTTTGATATAGATGATACTCTTATTTTTACAAATGGTGTGGCTAATACACCGATGATTAAGTTATTATATTACGCAATGAATTTAGGATATAAAATTGTTATTATAACAGCTAGACCTAATAGTATAATTACATCAGCATTTACAAAATGGCAATTAAAAAGATATCGTATACCGTATCATATTCTTATAATAACACCTGCACATAATAAAGGTAATGTAAAAGCTAAATCTGGTTTAAACTATATATTATCAGTTGGTGATCAGCCAACAGATCTTACACACTCCCAGTACGCCATAAAAATAGAGGGTTAAGTCTTCCATCTTCTATCACACGTGTGACACGTGACAAATACAGTCATGGGTTCATCAGCACTTCTAGTTTGCATTTGGTAAAAAGTAGTTTTATACCCTCTACATTTACCACATTTAAATAAACCCTTGTAATCTTTATCATGCATATAATTAGCCGCGTGTTGTTTTTTCATTTCTGTTACCGCTATTTGTTCTGCCATTTTCGCGTGAGGTCCTTCAGGCCACAGAGCCTGTGGTGATAAATTAATAACAGTAGACGTTTTAAGTTCACCTTCCAAAATTTTATATTTTAACATTGGTGATTTTTTTAGATTATACATAATACTTAAAAATTTTTGTTTATACCGCTGAACGTGATTACTATTATTAGACGCAGGTGTATCTCCGCATTCTTTTGTTCTTATATACGCCCAATTTGATGTATGTTTTTCTAAGTTTTGAACTATAGCGTGTTCAATCGGTATACCCAGTATTTCTGAGTACTTTTCTTTTGCATATTCCCTAGATAACATCTTTTACTTTATAGTCTATTATTTTCTACTTAGGTGTTCCATTTCAGGTTTCTTACAATCGGAAAATGATTCGGGGGAGCACATGTTAAATGGATCAGAAGTAGTGATTGGTTTATTACGAGTTTGTACCCAAGGTGTATCAAGAACTATATTTTGATACAGTTCAGTTTCTTTTAATATAATATAAACGATTATGAAAGCTATAAATATTTTGATAGTGTTGTTCATTTATTAAAAGCAATTTTTTTATTCCAGTAAAATAGGATGACACGTGCTGTTTTAATAAACGAAAAACGTAACGATATATATGAAATAGATATTGACATATCTCCTTCTAAAAACGAAATTTTCAAATTACTGAAAGGGAAAGCGAGCTTTCTAGGACAATGGCCTGAAGAACAGGTTGTTATCGTAAAAACTGAACCAGACGAATCTTTTACTAAATTAAATTTAAATTTAAATAGATTACCTAGACCGTTTACAAATATGGAAGTTTTAGGAAGAATACTTCTAATTCGAATGGATGATAACGCAGACCCTCAAAATTTTACATTAAAAGAATATCATAAAATGGCTAAGTATACTCACCCAAGAACGCGCTCTTCATCGATGTTAATTAGTAGACCATTAAGTAGGAATATAAGCTGTTCCTCGGAAGACGGCTTGTGAGTATTTCATACACAGTTGGAAATGAGACTGTGCCCAATCAATCGGATTGTCCATTTTAATACCAAATGGGTTTTCATTTACAGTTTTCATTAAATCCTTGGATTTACTAAGATCACCCATTTCAACCATAGTTTTATCTATATTTTGTAACCATAACACGTGTTTTTCATTTTTAGGATCGAATTCTTTTACAAACGACATTTATATTATATACTCACACATTCTTTAACCTTGTATCTAATCTTGATTTATAATATCTCTCGTTTATTTCACCGTCTATTTTCTGACCGGATAATGATATTTGTAATAAATCGTCTTTGTATCCGAAAGTATGACAATAAAAATAACAAACTCCGGTTCCGGTTGACATTTCGTCGAGTTGACTCTTTACCATTTCTTCAGTGAAAATGTATTCTGATATGTTTTCGGGTGTCCTTTTCTTAAAATTTATATTAGGGTTTATTCGAGAAACAGGTTGTTCCAAATTCATGTCTGGCCATACGCCATAGCTTGAACGGTATTTACTCATATAGTCTATACATTCATTAGCAATAATTTTTCTACTAAAACAAATTATACGTGGTTTACCGTCTGGGTCAGTAATTGTTGTATATCCACCTCTTATAACACCTATAAAATAAAACTTCATATTACATTATACCAATATATCTTTATACTTCATCAAAAGATTTGCTTGTTTCAGGTGTATTTTCAAGTGACCTCATTAACATATTTCGTGATATATCCATGTTTTTCTTGCGCATTTTTATCCCCAACTTTTCGCCATTTGTTTCAGTTGTTTGTGATAACCATCGTTTTAATAACCCTTCTCTATTTTCCATAACACGTGATGCGATATTTGTTTTACCGTTTTCATATAGAGCCTCTATAAAAGCGTCACCGGAACTTGGATTATGTTCATTTGAGAAATCACATAACCAATTGAATTCACTTTTCATGGGTGACCTATCCATTTCGTATACCTGTGCTAATGTATATTGTGTAGAACGAAACGTAAAATATTTTACAAGTACAGTATCAACGTCGTCAAATGTTTGGTCGGAATAATCATTACCCGAAACACACCGCGTTAATATACGATTTCTATATTTTTTTACAGGTTTAGTTAAAAATATAGGTTTTGTAGAGTGTGATATCATCTTATTATTTATATAGAAAAAAAACCTTAAGTTAATTTATACAGATGAACTTTCCCAAAACACCCGGTCAATGCGAATATCTAAGGGTTATACAGTCTCCTAAACCTATTGTAATCGCAACCGGGCCAGCGGGTTCGGGTAAAACAATGTTTGGGTGCCAGGTCGCAGCCGAAAAATTAATAAACAAGGAATGTAACCGTCTTA